GAACCTGCCGAATCCTCAGCCAGCGCCGTTTCGCGCTCTTTCAGCGCCAGAATATAGGCGTCTCGATTCCGAACATCCGCAGGCGTGTCGCCCGGTTCGGCAATCAATACGCCCAGTCGTTCTATCTCAGCCGAAATTTCTCTTGGCGCGGCCATGCCAACGTCATAACGCGCCTGAGACGTCACCCGTGCTTGCTCATACGTTTCCCGCATTGCATCAGCCATACCAGGCTCGTCTTCGTAAAGCGCATCGAAGTCATCATCAGAAGGAACAAGTTGCGGCGGGACAAACCCGTGCACACCCATGAAATTCAAGCCTTCTTCAAGATCGGCCTCAAACGCATCCCGAGCCGCCGCCGTTTCAACCCGCCGCTCTTGTTCAAGACCCCTCAAGCCGCTAGCAGCGGCGCGCATGAACGACTCTTTCTTGGACGGCGACAGGTCCGCGTCAAACCGGCCAGAGGCCATCATGTCCGCAACAGACTGCGGGTCTTCACTCAACAGCAACCCGGTCAGATAGGCGTCGATATACGCCCCCCGCGACCTTTCATCTGGCGCAGCCTCAATCGCGTCTTCGGCAAGCCCCGGATCAGACAGGATCGCATTGGTGCGCATCCTGAGCGCGTCCGACGCCGCCGCCGCAGATGCCGCCGCCGCCGCCGCCGCTTCACGCTGCAACGATTGCGTCTCAAGACGCATCCGGTATTTGTCCAGAACCAGCTTGATATCGTCCATGTTGCGATCCGGAACATTCGCAAGGCTTTGTTCCTTCATCCGCTCGCGATAGGCGGTCAGCTTTTCGTCAACAAACTGGTCATAGCCAGCCAACGTGTTCTTGGCAAAGCCAGGACCAGCGGATTTCGCCCGCTCCGCATAGGTCCGCGTCCATTCCTCTTGAATTTCGGCAAGGATTCGATCCCCCTCGATAGCGGCCTTCTTCTCATAGTATTGTGAAAACTTGCCAGCGGCCATTTGCGTAGCCCCGGCAAGCTCCTTCAACGCCTGCGATCCGGCGTTGCTTACCTGCCCGGCAGATCGAACGGTCGGGGAAACTCTTGGGGTATAGAAGTCAACCATATCAGTTTCCAATCGCCAGCGGGTCCATGTTCGCAAACCCGCCTATTGCCGCCGAAAAGACCTTCAACGGGCTTGCGGCCCGCTTCGCTTGCTTCGCTTGAAAGTCGGCCTGCTTTCCGCGCTGTTCGCCCTGGAATTGCACCGTGAGTGCGTCCAGTTCCTGAGCCACCGCGTTCTGGTCCAGAACGCCTTTCATCGTGCCGGAATAGGCTCCGCCTTCCAGTGCCGCCACCCGGTCCCGAGATTGCGTCTGACGTGCCGCCCGCCGCGCGCGTTCGGCGTCAACGTTAGCCATGATCCGTTCTTCTTTGGATTGGCGGTCAAACTCGGCGGCTTGCGCCCGCGCTTCCCCCATTTCAGACACGGCACCGGCAATGCCGATCAACGGCCCCGCAACCGTCGCGATGGTTGAAATGGTTGAAATGGTTGTGGCACTCATGCCAAGCGCGGCAAGCGTCAGCGGGTCGAACACCGCACCGCGCAACGGGTCGGCCATGCCACCGCCAATGAAGCGAAACCGGCTGCTTATATCAGACATCTTTCAACCTCACCCATAACGAATAGTCCCCGCCGTCTGGCCCCCACTTTCGCGCAACGGGAGTTTCCAAAACAAAACCAAGACGATGCGCCCATGCCTCGCCGCGATCATACCCGATCTTTACGCCCAATTCGACCCTGTGGAACGAAGCCTCTGCCAAGCCCTTTGCCACTTCGTCGGTAATCGCCCGCGCGTGCTTGCGCCATTCCCGCGTCAGCCACACCCACGCCATGCCAACGCCTTCCCATCGCGGGATTATCCCGCCAATAGCCACAACACGCCCCGATTCGTCCACCGCAGCACGCCCACCAATGTCCTCAAGCGCGACCGCCATTTCCGCCGTCATTGCAAAGCCCTTGTGGATACTTTCGAGTGGCCCAAGAGACATGGCGTGTTCTGCGGTCAATTGGTGAAACTCGATCATTACCGCGCCTCCGAAACGACAACTTGCGGCATTACCGAAACTAACGTAGCCGGGAACATCGTGTCATTGACATACCATATCCGCCCGTCCGTCTCGTAGCCTTCCGGCCAGTCAAGGCCGTAATCGCCAGACTTCAAGTCCGGTGCCGACCCCATTACAGTCGTCGGTTCTCGGTAGTTCAATCCTGGAATGTCGTCCAAGTTATCAGGATCGCCACCTGCTTGCCCGCCAAGCGTATTGTAAACTCGGAACACCGCGTCGGTAATTCGCTTGGTCTTGCCTTGCGACGTGCCGTCAGCCGCGCCAGCCTCAACTCGATTGGACGCATACCGCGCCGTCACTTGCAACCCAGCCTGAATGGTGCCAGCCGCGTTTTCCACCGTCACTTGACCATTCGACACGACAACATCACGTTCGGCTGAGCCGTCCACCAGCACCTTGAGCGTATCGCCTTCGAGGTGATCAAACCCGTAAATCGTCGTCGCGTCTGCCCCGCTGTAGGTCAGGCTGCAATCGCCATACTTCGCGTCTGCCACCGCATCACCGTCCGCGTGTTCGGCTTGCAGGTATTCGATATAGCGGAACGTCCCGCCTGTCAGCGTGCGCTTGATCACAAGCCAAAGGTCCGTCCGCTCACCATCAGGCGACGGAATGACCGACACACTTTCAACAACCGCACCGGCAGGCACAAACAGCCGTGACCACGCCCGGACCTGTTGCGTCGCGTCGTAGGTCAAGGAACACAGAACACCATCAGATCGCAGCGCCAGAAGAAGTGAATAGGGATCGGGCTGGAACGCAACCTGGGTAATCCCGCCTCTCGTGATGTGATCCGCCCGCACGGTTAGATCACTTGAAACGAAATTATCAACTTGGAATTCGTATTGCATCGCCCGCAGTTTGCGCCCGTTCGGTTGCACGAACAGAGCGCTTTCCCCGGCCCGGACAGGGCGGATCGGGCGCGAGCCATAGGCCGACTGCTTTGAAACCGTGATATTGTTTGGTCCGAACGGATTTGATTGCGATGCAGTCGTAACGATGAATTCCGCGCCAGTCGTGTAAACGGATAGCACCGTTCCATCCGCCATGCCGACAATATTGTTTGCTTCCGACGATTGGACCGTGACCGATATTGCGCTTTCCGACAGGATTTCCCCGAAATAATCAATCGCGAAACTCTCGAAACCGCCAGCCTCCGAGAAGTCGAGCCGCTGTCCATGCCCGAACACCAACCGTTCCCGAAAGAAGTTCACCGTTTGCGGATACCCGTTCGCAGCCGACCATGCGCCCCTGCGCCACAGGGTCGAAGCGTTGCCCGATCCAACCACGGTTTGCGGGAAAGTCTTGAGCACGGTAACGGTCGCTGTCGTTCCACCCTGCGCCGTGATCCGCGCAATACCATATCCGCAAGATGTGTATTCCCAACTCACACCGCCGTCCGACACAGTGCCGGTCGTATGCGCCGGAATATCCGTTCCGCTCGTCGCGCTGTTTGTCGCCTTGTATTCCTTCCCGCTCGACCGAACGTAATTTCCTGAAGTGTAGGCCGTAGCCGATTTCCACGGCTGGCTTGCCGTCACCGTTTCCTGGTCAATGCGAATAATCGTTCCGACATCATCCGCCGTGAAGATGCTCGTTGACGCGGTAAGCGTCACTGTGCCGGTTGCGCCGCTGGCGTAGATCGTGGTTGCAGTTGCGTTCACGTCGAGCCACGGACCCCCGTCCGGGTCCAGCGTCGAAAACGCCCAGGACGTCGCGGACGTGCGCGACAACTTCCGGGGCGCAAGCACGCCGCTCCGATCCGTGATGTAAAGAATATCCCCGCTCTGCACCACGTCGAGATTCAATTCGCCTTCATCACCCTCCAACGCCGCCGCTGAATAGGGCGAAACAATTTCATATGGCGTATCTGCTTCCCCGCCTGATGTGTAGGCGGTGTAGGCCGTGCCATCCACGTCATTGCCCTGCACCGTGGTCAGTTCAAATGTGTTGGTCGTCTTGTTCGCCACCCGAAACCAGCGGTTGTTTATTTCGGTCATGCCGACAACGCCCGAGATATACACGTCGTCCCCATCCGAATAACCGTGCGCCGTCGCCGTGATAACCACCGGGTCAGCCTGAGTTGCACCCGAAATTGTTGCCGCCGAACCCGTCAAGACAGGTGCCCGGTCGTAATAAAACCGGCAATACAGATCACCGAATTCGATCTGGTAGGCCGTCGCGCGGCTCTTGACGAACGGGACAAGCCACGTTCTGTCGCTATTGTCCTTCACCGCCCGGACAAACCGCGTGCCAGCCCGCCGAACAATCGGCCCCTGCACAGTGGCAATGAATTCCTCAAGCACATATGCCGACGCCGAGTAACCCTGAATGTCGCTGCGCCCATCAAGAAGCGGCGACCATTCACCAGCGTTCAGAGCCGAGAGGATTGGTGATGCCTTGGCCATGCCCTAGATTACCCGCGACGCGTTCCACGGCCCGGTAACGCGTTGACGCGGCGGGCGGTAGAGCGAATTAACCCGGCGTGCTTGCGCCAGGACGGCCAGATACTCCCGTTCCGCCCGGTCCTGCTTTGGGCCGCTTTGCGTCAGTTCCTCCGCAGCGTCCACCGCGAGGCGACAGGCAAGCGCCTCAGTGAACAGCGGGTCGAATTGGCCGGTGTCAGTGATTTGCGCGATGTATTCGTAATCGAGCGGCGCAGAAAGGTTGGTATGAATCCGCCCCTCGATAATCTCATATGCCGCGGCCCCTTCGTATGATCTGCTTGCCGAATAATACAACCCGATTGCTTCCGGGTTTACGTCCGTCGAGCCAACGCGAATAGGTCGAAGGTCGTCAACGGGCCGGTCATAGATGTAAGAAAACCCCCATTCAGGAGTATCCGTCGAAGCCGGTAGCCGCGTGCGCTTGACCGCGAATCGCCACGGATAAGCCGACAACTCAGCGTCCCGCAGTATGTCAAAGCGCGCGTTCATTGCCCGCGCGCCCTTGTTATTGTCTGTCATGGAAGTGATGCGAACAGCGCCCAGCTTCGATAGCGCCCGGTTTGCAATTTCAACTTCTGAGGCCATGCCGTCACCCGGTTAATCATGGAAGGCCCCGCCCGAAGGCGAGGCCAGTTCTTCTAGGTTCCCGCGTCCTCGATCACCTTCAGGCGGATCGCCTCAAGAGCCTGGATGATCTTGTCGCGCTTGGATACCGACGCGGCGGCCAGGTTGGTATCATCGACCGCAAGCTCGATATCCGAGGACGTGGTAGAGGTGTCTACGGTAACGTCAGCGGCGTCCTGCCCACCAACGCCAACACCGTAATACCGAACCGCCATCACGCACCGCCGTCAACGTAGGTGACTTCGAGACACAAGGTGCCAGCGCCGCCCATGTTTGTCGTCACTGTGCCAACCACGTCATACCAGATGCCGGGATCAGACGAGAGGCCAAGAGCCTCCCAAAGAGGCTTGTTCTTGTCCTCGATGCCGTAGACGCCGCTTTCATGGGCGATGTTGCTGTCAACCAGCGCCGTGGTGACAACCGTCGCCGATGCGAAATGATCTGCATCAACTACAGCGCCGCCATTGTCGTCGGTCTGGTAAATGCCGACATCCATCGCGCCCGCGCTCGCCACGGCGTCACAAGACAGGCGAACCTGCTTGATAACCGCATTTGAACGAACGCGAACAAACCGAAGTTCGTCGGCGGCATCGGTGTCGGTCGAAACTTCCACCATGCCGACGCCGGTGCTTTTGATCTTGGCATCATTCCAAGGATCGTTCGCAACGCGCGGGGTTGCCGCGCGGTTGCTGATGAGGGTCGAGTCAATGTCAGCCATGGCTTAGCTCTCCGTGCTTTCGATTTGAATCACACGGCCAGCCTCAACGCGCGTCGCGCCCATCGTCATAGTCGTGTAAAGTTGGTAGGGCCGGCCCGACAGGTCTTCACGCTGCCCGACTTCGGCGGTCACGTCGCGCCAGATGCCAAGGTGCATCCCCGACCTGACCCACATCGGGTTGAGCCGATAGGACGAGTTCGACGGGCAGATATTGCCGATGATGATATTCACACCAGCGAACCGACGCAGCCGTCCGTCAACCAGCACCGGCGCGCCACCATTCGAGGTGAAATAGTCGGTGTTGATAATCTTCGACTGGTTCAGCAGGTCTTCTTCCTGTTGAGGTGTAATCAGCAACGTCGGTTCTTCTTCGTCCAGATCGACGTTGTTGTCTTGCAGAAGACGCCGCGCCCGGATGATCTTTTCGACGTTCAGACCAGTATCCGCCGCCGCGCCAACAGCCGCGTCAACACGATGATTGGTCGTGTCGAAAGACTCTGTGCCAGCACCGGCAACGCCGGTCTTGGCCGTCGCGAAGAAGGCGTTGGAAATCACCGTGTCAATCTGACGGTTCGCGGCCTTGACCGCCGCCTGCGCCAGGTAGCTTTGCGGGTCGATCATGAGCCGCAGCTTGTCGAAAGTATCGACCATCTGAGGGAGTTCATAGTCAATGGGATCGACCCAGCGCCGAGTCGCGGCAGCGTCCATGCGGGGCATCGGCGCGAAACGCGACACGACTTCCTGCATTTCAACCGAACCGAACTGATCGACGGGCACAGCCGAACTGCCGGTGTGCGAGCCTTCCATGACAGTGCCGCGCAGTTTGCCGCCCGCGATTTGCAGGAGGTGCGCGACGTTCGTGGTGTATTGCTCCACGAAATGATTGGGAATGTTTACGGACATTTCGTTCCGCTCCTTGATTGGTTTTAAACAATCGAGAACGGCTTGTCCTTATCGGGGCCAACTCTGGCGTTTTAGGCCCGGTCGGCCCCGATCTTTCTCGGCGTCAGGCGGGGGCGCTTAGTCCTTATCCGCCGTCTGGGCCTTGGGTGGACGCCCCGGCGAACGCTTCTGTTCGTTGTCCGGGGCGGATAAAACCCATTCCTCAAGAACCCCAGCGTCCGCAGTAATCCTGTGTGGTTCGCGAATGCCGGTGCCGCTTATGGCCTCAATGCAGCGCAGTCTAACTTCTTTCGGGTCCATGTGCAATATTCCTTATTTCTGTGCCGTGGGCTGCGCCACGATCCTGTGAAGGGCTTCCATTTCATCGATAGCCGTCTGCCGAACCTTGGTAATCGGAGACCGATATTGCTCCAAGAATGTCTTGTCAGTGAGCAATTCGTTAATCTTGGATCGCGCCGCCGCTTGGGTCATGCCGAATTGCTGGCTATCCCCACCGCCGCCCTCGCCCTTGATCACCTCGCCCTCGCTCATACTGCCAGCCATCTTGGCCAGAAGACCATAAACCTCGGTCTTGTCTCCGGCCAGAATGCCCGCAAGCGCGGATTCATCAACGCCTATCTTGGCCATCATGCGCGCCGCATTGTTGAAACCTTCCGGGTTTGCCGACTTCCATGCGTCGAAAGCTTCCGCCGCCTCCGTCTCCTGTGCCTCAAGCGCGCCCTTGGCAACCTCGGTTGTCGCTGCCTGCATCGTGGCAAACTGTGCATCAGTCAGACCGGCCTCATGCGCCTTTGCGGCGATTGCCGAATACGCGTCCTTGTCCATCGCTTCCGCGATGACGTTGGTATATTCATCTGCCGACGCTGGGCGCCCGAGACGGTCATACACCGCCGCCATGCCTTCGGCGTCGTCCATTTTCTCGGGCAACTTCAGGAGCCGCTCAGCCGGAACGCCGCGCAACTTCTCAAGATTCTGATAGCTGTTGACCAACGACGCCGGGTCTTTGAACCCTTTCGTCTCGACGTAGCCTTTCAAATCATCGCCCATTCCGTCGAGCCAGGACGTTGCAGGCGCTTCCGTTTCCGTTTCCGTTTCCGTTTCCGTTTCCGTGACGGCTTGGCCGGTATCCGGGGCCGCAGTTTCTTCGGTCATGTGATTTTCTCCGTGAGTTTACGTAGTTGGGTCAGATCACCCTGCAACCGCACCTTGACGTGCGCATAGATGTGCCGGGCCTGGGTATCCGCTGCAAGCCGCAACGGATCGACGCCACCGCCTTGGATGGTGGGCAATTTCGTTTTCATCCAGCCGCATTCTCGCTCAAGGTCGCGCATGACTGCTTCACCATCCGGTGTGAAGTTGCCATCTCCGTCCATGAATAAACGCCGGTAAGCGTTAGCGATTGCGATTTCCTGTTCTGCTAGCTTCGCGGCGTCAGTCATACCCTACCCCACCAACGCCGGGTTGTTTTGCGACATGTTCTGAGTTTCCGCGATTGTCTTGGCCGTCTCAGCCGCGATAGGCGCGGCCTGCAACACCTGCTGCGCCGTGTTCGCGGCCTGCTCCGCTTGTTTCTCGGATTCCAGGTCTTCCTTGCTCTTGATCGCCTTGGCCGGAACGCCATTCACTTCGGCGATTACGTCTGCCACGCCGTCAATATCAAAGCGCCGGTAGATCGTCGGGTCGATCTGCGCAATCGGTGCCATGCTTTCAAACGCGCGCAGAATGCTGACCGCTTCCTCGGATCGCGACGCCAGGGTCAGCGGGCTGATATACTCGATTTCCAGCGGGCGTTTGGTTTCCTCAAGATGTTCGCGCAGTCGTTGCGGCATTTCCGGCAGCTTGCCTTGCCGGTAAAGAATACCACTCTCCCTGCGCAACAACGGCGAAAGCCACTCAGTCTGCAATCTCCCAACCGCCGGGGCCGTCATCTGGCCCTGTTGCTGCGCGATCAGCATTGCTTGCGTCGCGGTCATGTTCGGATTGTCCAGCAGAACACGAAAATAGACGCCAAGAAAACCGTCATCAATCTGACTGCGCGTGTCCTGCATCATGTCCAGACCAATGTCGGGACGCGACCCAGAGTTCCACGGCTTCACAAGTTCATTGCCATTTTCATCCAGCGCGCCGTAGTTGTTGGACCCGGCCCGGAAATCGAATTCGCTCAGAAGATCAGCAGCCATGAGGCGCGGCACGTCAACAGCCATGTTCGCCGCTTCAATCGTGGTGCGCCGCATTTCTTGCAGCATCATGATGTCGGGCAGGTTCGTGATCGCAGGCCCGCGCCCGTAGTCCTCGCCCGCGCCAGTCGTATAGCGCGACACGATATACGGCATTTCGTAGTAGCCTTCATCCCGCACGATCTGCTTTTGACCAAGCTCGATATAAACGCCGCGCCACGGCATTCCCTCTGGGCCGATCTTGTTTCGGTCGTAATCCTCGCGCGGATGGACACAATGCAGAAATTCGAATTCCTTGCCGCCCTTCCCAGCCTCGACCGCCTCAACGATCTTGCTTGGCGTGTCCTTTCCAAACATCTTCAGGGCGTTCCGTGCCTTGATCTTGAATTTTCGATGGACGGTATCGACCTCACCCCAGAAGTTTGTGCTTACAAAAACCTCGGACAGATGGATCGACGCATAGCGAATGCCGCCCCACGGCGCAGGCTCGACCAGCATTGCCCCGGTTCCAAACGCACCGAGTGAAAGCCGCACCTCATGCGCCTGCCCCGAGAAGTTTGCACGCGGCGCATAGCGCGTCTGCCACATCAGCCGGTTGTGATCTTCCATATATTCGGCAACGCCACTCTGCGAATCCAGATCGGTGTCACCTGTGCTCAGCCGGTGCCAAACATTCGTGCGCGGCATCAAGCCCGCCTCCATCACGGCGGCAAACCGATCCAGTGCCTTGGCCGGGAAGGCGTCGTATTGGCGCTGGTTGCGCTGACTGCCGGGCGTCTCGTCACCGTCGAAAGAATCCATCCTAGGCAAAACAACCTTGGCAACCGTTTTCCACAGGTGTTCCCAATTTGATCTGCGGTCCTCCATGCCTGACTGCGCGTCCAGGGCAATCTCGCGAATGTCTTGCATGGTCAGTTCCCTGTAACTTCGCGCTTGGCCACGGTCGGGGCTTCATTGCCCTTGACCAGCATTGATGCAGCGCGGCTTTGCAACCCTGCCCCGCGACGCATGGCCCGAACACGCTCTGCCGCGTCATCAATAGACGGCGGCGTTGCTGGCTTTGCGGTCTTGCCGCCTCCGAATAGATTCATGGCGTGATCTCCTTTTGCCCTTCATACCACAACTCGCCATTCAAAAGAAACTCGGCTTTGGCGCACGGGTTGCGCGCCGCTGAGCCGGCTTCTTGATGATCCTGGGGAATAGTTCGGTCAAGGCCCAAACCAGCGCATCCACCCTGTCTGGCGAATAGCCCTGAACCTTGCGGTCAAAGTCGCTGGTAAAAGCAACCATCTGGTCCTCAAGCTGGTCATGCCGCCCGACATGGCTCACCCGCCCTTGCTCATACAGCGCACTGACCGGCTCGGCCCGCGTCACCTTGCCCCGCGTGGCCGTAACCATCGAGACGCGGGAATTCGGCAGGACCGACTTGATCAGATGCGCCACCATGTCGCCACCCATATTCGCCTCTCCGACGATGCAATCGGCATCATAGCGGGCATTCAGCGCCGCAACCTGCCGCGACCATTCATCCGGCGAATATCGCCCAGAAGCGTCCTCAAGCACATATCCGCGCGGGGTGCCCTTGTCGTCATGCGCCAGGCCAACAACAACAATACCCGTCTCGTCGCTTTTTTCCCCGGTCGATACCGCCGGATCAACGGCTATGACGACCCGGCTGAATACAGGCTCAGCACCACGCGGCACCCGGTATTCATCGAGGACAGACCGCCGCCACAAAGCGCCCGGCGTGTCCTCAAGAAGCTCAGCCATAAGCTCTTGCCGCCCAAGGCGCGTGCCTTCGTATTGCTTGACAATCTCGGTAAAAAATGTCGGCGCGAGGTAGGCCTTGTTGTCGTAAGTCGTGCCGCGCACCGTGACAGTATGCGGGTCCGCGATCAGGTCCCGGATGACATTTGTCGAGCGCGGTGTGGTGGTGATGACCGCCTGCGGCCTGTCCCCAAGGCGCAAGCCGAATTTAGCTTGGTCCCATGCCTCTGGATATCGCCATGATGCTGTTTCGTCGCCCCAGAGCTTTGAATGTTGCTTGCCGCGCAAACGTTCCGGCTCGTCTGCGGTGAAAATCAACGATGTTGCACCGTTCGGCCAGATCAGTTTGCGATCGGCCTTCTTGTAGTCCGGGCGTTCGCCCTTTGGGCAACAGGCGAGAATTCCACTTTCGCCCTCGACCATGATGTCCCGCGCGTCGTCTGCGGTCGCGCCGATCAGGTTGACGTATTCCTCGGTCCTGGCCCATATGCGCACGGTTTCCGCACCGGTCCGTGTCTTGCCAAAGCCGCGCCCCGCCAGAATCAGCCAATAGGACCAATCACCGGGCGGCATGATCTGCTGCGGTCGCGCGTGATATTCCCAGTCGTAGGTGATTGCGTAGGCAACATCATCGCCAAGCCCCGCGATGACCTTAGCCCGCTTGTCATCTGGCAGGTTCATGAGGTCTTGCATCAAGGCCCTCTTGGCGTCTGGGGTCATGTGCCATCCGCGCCGTCGTCGCTGCGATCCTTGACCCGCTTGAGCGCGGCGGCAAGCGCATCACCCGCGCCGTCAAAGTCATGCTCGATCTTGGCGTCGATACTGATTTTATCGCCGTATTTCATCGGTCGGCGCTTGCCAGCCGACCACTTGAGCGCGTCGATAGCCACACGGCCCGCGTTAGGCTCAATCTCGCCTGCGACAACACGCATTGCGATGTCTTTCATATCGTCCGCGTCCGCGTCGCCGGAAACAGTCCGCGCGCGGGTGTATCGTTCAACTAGTGAGGCGTCATTCGCCACCCACCTCATAAACGCAGTTGTGCTTGGCATCTCCTTTTCACGGCAAATTCCGCGCAGGCTTTCGCCGTCCGCGATACGGTCACAGATCGTGTCGAACAGCTCTTCGGAAAAATAGGTTGGTTTTGCCATGATCCGACATCCATTAGGTGCTTGGCTCAATAGTAATCCACTTCCCCTGCGATTTCAACGCGACCTCACCGCCATCAACACCGCCGATAGCCCCAGCGGCATGGCTTGAGCTGCTTTCTTCGCCCGAATTTTCGCGCCCTTGGTGTATGCTCTTGCCACTATCGCGCCGCCTTCCTGATTTTCCTTCGCCCACCGTTCAGCATGATGTTGCGGCGCTGATGTGCGCGGGCGCGCACGTATTCCCATTCAAGCCCCAGCATGTTGCATATTTCTCGGCATCGCTTGCTGTCGAACCAGCGCAGGCTGTTCCGCACAAAACCGTGGCTATTGATGTTGGAATGGTTGTCGCCGTGCTGCTCCGCGTCCTGCATGGCGGCTTCCAGCACGGCCAGCCATAGGGCGCGCATTCCGTTGTCGGCTGGGGCTTGGTGCGAAAACTCGGCGCTTGAGGATACCTGGTTCATTCCGCCGCCTCCCGACCCGCAATCCGGTAAACCACCATTTTCTGATTTCCAAAACTCACCGGGTTTGACGCCAGATACCCGCGCTGCGCCAACCGGACCAACGCCTTGCGCAGAACGTTCACATCTCCCTTGATTCGCACATGAACATCATTCACCGTCCGTTCTCGCCCGTCTACCATGAGCCTGATTATATTTTCTGCCAAGGTCATTTTCGTTCCTTTCCTCCATGATCGCCGCGCTGATTGCGGCCTCTGCAAATCCAAGTTCCCGCAGGTCGGCAGGAATTGCGCCATGTGCCAGTGCACGCCGACACTCGTCCACCTGGGCGCGCTGGGCCGGGGTCATTCTGCGGCCCTCCGGCTTTCCCTGATCCGCTCCATGATCCAGCGGATCACGGGGACGGCCATGCTGTTGCCATAGGCCTTGTATTGCGGGCCGTCCGGGCATTGATCGGCAGGCTTGCCGCGCCACTCGATCTGCGTGTGATCGTCGGGAAACCCTTGGAGGCGGGCACATTCGGTGGGCGTCAATCGGCGCACCGCCCAAGGCTGGGCAATGTCGTGCGGCCCTTCCGGCATTGCGCCGCCCTCCCGTCCGCGCAGGTCAAACGCCACCGCTGCATGTCCGTCTCGGTCTCGGCATCGCTCCGGCCCATCGCCCCCGCGTTGAGACACATCGAGGTTTCCGGCGGGAACAAACAGCCCCCCCCCCGAAAGGGCGTGCTGATCCTCAAGGCCCATCTTGTCGCCAAAGTGCGCGTTGAGCGTGGGCGCTACGTCTGCGGGCCATTGGTTGCCGACGGCGACAACGGGGTCTTGACCGCGCGTTTCGCCCGCGCGTTCGACGCCCCGACCACTGCTGACAAGGCTCGGTGCAACATCGTGGGCAACGTCTTGCCCCGTTTCTCGGCGCGGCGGAGAATCCCCGCGCAGGCGGTCGGGCTCAAGTAATACCGCCGCGGGATCGACCGCGCCTCCAAAATCGACGACAACGAACACGCGACGGCGCCGCTGCGCCACTCCGAACCATTGGGCGTCAAGAACGGCCCATGCAGCCCGTGCCCTTGGCCCCTCAACCATACCTTCACTTGGCCAGCTTCCCCCGGCAGGACATGGGATGGCATCCATTGCGCCGACAAGTCCGCCCAGGAAAGCCCCAAATGCGTTTCCTTTGTCGGATAGGACTCCGGTGACGTTCTCCAAAAGGACCGTGAGTTTTCCATCAGGTCGAGCATCGACGATTGCATGGCATATCTCCACGAATGCGAGGGTAAGATTGCCGCGCGGGTCTTCGATACCCTTGCGCAAGCCGGCAACCGAAAATGATTGGCAAGGGGTGCCCGCGACGATGATGTCGGGAAGGGGGATACCGCGCTCACGCAGGAGATCCGGCCCCACCTCGGTCATATCGCCCCAAAGCAGCGGCTCGCCCTGATTGTGGTCCTCCGGTGTCTGGTAGCCGAACCGGGCTTGCAGCACGGCGCGCGGGAACGCCTCGATCTCCGAGGCAAGCCGCCAGTCCACCCAAGGCGCGGCCATTTCCGGGGCACCTATGCCGGAACAAAGGGTCATGCCGATCATTCCCCGACCCCTGCAACCGCCTCGACAATCGCCCCGACGATGCTGGCCGGAGCGTCCTTTCCGAAAGCCGGTGCGCGACCCAGGCTCTTGCCCACATCCTCGATCCCGACGCCGTGTTGCAGCAGGAGCGAAATCAACACGCAAGCGTCCTCGGCCATGCCGCGCAGATCGGTGCCGGATTTCATGCCGTCGGCGTAGAACGCTTCCATGACCTGCCCCGTTGCCGGGTGATACCCGACCGTGACGTGAAAGCGGTGTCCGCTCCACTCGACGCGGATGTTCTGGGACGGGCGGCGCTGGGGAAGGATTGTGCGGGTCACTGGAATGGAATCTCGTCGTCGAAACTGCCGCCTGACTGCCCGCCACTGTCCTGAGACTGACCGCTGCTATCTTCATGCCGATCTTGGCCGCCGCCCATGAACGTCAGTTCGTTCACGCTGATGCCGAGATATGCTTTTCCGTCATGGGCCCTCACTGTTGGCCTTCCAGACAGGGCGAGTTTCGTTCCTTTGGTGATGTGGCGCTCAAGGCTTTCGGCACGCTTACCCCAAACGCTGCAATCGAACCACGTCGCATCCCTCTTGTTGCCGTCCTTGTCCTTGCCGTTGTCCACGGCCAGCGAGAACCCCAGGACCGGATCGCCGCCTTGCGTCCTGCGCAGAATAGCGTCCTTGCCCACGTTCCCGGCGATCATCAGATTTTGCATTTGTTGTGTCCCTTGTTTCGAAACAGTTGAGGCCCGTAGTCACCGCGCATTAGGCGACGATAGAATGTCCGCTCTGAAACCCCAAGCGATGCACGGGCTTCTTCGCGGGATTTGTGGAACGTGCCGTCAATCAGCACGGGAACACACCCCTTGCCCGTCTGGTTGATGCCAAGCCGATTAGCCTTTCCGGCCTTGACTGCCCGGCTTACAGTTGACGAGTGAACGCCTGAGTGCCACGCGGCGTCTGTCATGCTGTAGTATTTTTTGCCGCGAACGGTCGTCCTTATTGGTTTCATATCACACCAACCGATCTGCATTCGTCCTCGGTCACATGCCCCATATCTATCAGGGCGCGGGCGCTGGTTTGCGATATGCTGCCGCAGAGAAACCGCTTGCCGCTCTTGATCCGGTCCACCTCAGATTTGATGCGCGCTTTCACGTCAACCGATTGCGGGCGGGACCATTCGTCTTCCCATCGCCTTCCGTTCATATAAGTTGCCGGGTGAACTGGCGATGCGGTCGGGTAGGTCTTGGAAAACCATGCATACCAGCCCACAACGTTCGATTTGGCCGCGTCACGTTGCGCTGCCGAAAGTTTTCCCCACGCTTTCATGGCAGATGCTTTCCCGATCTTGTGAGGAACGCATTGCCAGAAGTCATCGAACGGCGACGGTATGGCATTGGTGACAGTCTGCCCGCAGCATGGGCATGTATCTCCGAAAAGGTCGGTCATGCCTCACTCCGCCGCGAACAGATCGGCGCTGTGCTGTTCGGCATCTTGGAGGTTGATATTGGCCTGTGCAGCATATTCGGCCTTCAACTCGAATCCTAGATATTTCCGTCGAGCCTTGACCGCTTCGTATCCTGTCGATCCTATGCCGTTGAACGGGTCCATGACCACATCGCCAGGGCGCGTGTAGAGGCGAAGACACTTGCGGATCACGTCCAGTTGCAATGGGCATACGTGCTTCTCATCATTGGCACCTTTGGCCTTGCGGAAATTGCGCAGGACGTTGCCTTGCTGAATGTCCATCCAGACCGGCGAGGCAATCCTCTGCCACTCCATCACGTCGAACTCTGCATCTTTGATCATCTCGGCCAGAACATCGTCGGGCGGCGCACCTGCGCAAAGCCCTTCGCGCGTCAGATCGTCAAGCCATTGCCGCGCGATCTTGATCGCCTCTTTCGTCCCCGGCGCGCCGTGTTCAATCGGCCTTTCGTTCGGAGCATCCTTGCGGAAAAACAGCATATAGTCAGGCATCCCGACGCGGTTCATGGAGCTGTCCTTGCGGATCTGCTTGTATAGCAGCCCGAGCGCCTTCGTCCGCTGCATCTCGACTACGGGGTCTTTCCAGATCGTCGCGCGACCGTGATAGACCAGTCCCGCCGCAGTGTGCGCCCGCACAAGGTCGCCAGAGAAATCTTGCAGCCCGATTGCCCCATGCTTTCCCTTTCGCATTGGCAGATCAGTGCAATGAACGCAGGCGATGCGACCGGGCCGCAAAACGCGTGTCAGGGCTTCGGCAAAGAACCGATATTGCTCAATAAATTCATCGCCTTCGCCTGAGTTTCCAAGGTCACGCTCGCTATCTGAATAGACGAATAAATCTCCGAACGGCGGCGAAAAGATCGCGCAGTCAACGCTGTTTTCAGGCATGGCATGCATACCCTCGACGCAATCGCTGTTGTGGATTGCCCAACCGTTCCCGCTGTATTCTGGTTGCTTCATTGTCACTCTCCCTTGATCCATTCTGGAAACGCCAATTCGATAGGGCGGTCATACTTGACGCGCGTTGCCGCGCTTGATTGCGCCAGGTTCATGGCTTCGCTCATCCGGCGTTTCATTTCGTCGTGTTTTTTCGACTTGGTGTTTACCGCTTCCCATATTGAATTTTCAGTATCGCTGATGATCACGTCATTCCGAACCCGATTCAATTGCCCGAACCGATGCGACCGTCGCACCGCCTGATAGTGCTGCTCATACGAAAAGCTGATGCTGGCAAACACCGCATGGGCGCAGTGCTGCCAGTTCACTCCGAACCCGGCGAGCTTCGGCTTGGTCACAATCGCGCGAAACTCCCCATCAACGAACCCAAGCAACCTCCGCTCTTTTTCTTCCGGCGTCTGGTCGCCTCTAACCTCGACCGCACCATCAATCATCTTGGTCAACAGCGCGCTTTCCTCGTTCGTCTCGCACCAGACCGTCACCGGCTTGTCATGGTTTGCTATCTCCGCCGCCCGCTCGCACCTGTGATGCAGTGTCAACCGCTTTTCCTTGTGAAACGATGTTGCAGACATTTCAGGAATGCGGAACAACATGCCTTCTTCAACGTCCGTCATCCTGTCTGCTGCGACAACATGAATGCGCCGATCAATCTCGGGCAGAACGTATCCGGCATCATCCCCGCCAAGGTCGCTTGGCAGTGTCGCGCACCGGCTCCAACTCGCCACCCATGACCAAAAGTCATCAACCGCGTGCCCCTTCAGTCGCCAATCTTGGCTTGCAGTTGATGTGTCGTTTATAAACCACTTTGAAAGCATTTCCTGCTGGCGCATAACGCCTAAAAACTCTGCGTGATTGCCCAATTCAGTGTGGTCATTCGGGCTTC